ATAAACTTAAAGTCCGAGTGCTATTACAAGTTAGCGGAACTAATCAATGAAGCAGGAGTGTGGGTGATAAGTGAAGATGTAAAGATTAAAAAAGAATTAACCGAAGAACTTGAATGGGTACAAAGGCATAACGCTGACAAAGATGGTAAGTTAGCGGTGCTACCAAAAGACAAAGTAAAAGAACATTTAGGTAGAAGTCCCGATATAAGTGATGCCTTAATGATGCGAATGTGGTTTGAACTCAAGAAGTTTGACTTCGTAGTTATGTAAATTTATCGTAAATTTGTAAAAATAATTGCTTATGAATCTCATACAAAGAATTAAAGCTGCTATACTACCTTCTCAAGGTTCGGATGCAGGTAACAAATACAATCAGTCTTTATTCTCTTATTTTAACGGAATATTCTTTAACATACCTAACAATCCAAGAGCGTATGTAAGGAGTGGCTACCAAGGCAACCCTGATGTATTTGCTATTATTAATATAATTGCTAAAAAAGCTGCTTCAGTTCCATTCTATGTTTACGAGGTAGAGAACAAAAAAAGTTTTAATAGAACAAAGAATAATAAGTTTAACTTACTTAAAAAAGGATTAACGGAAGTTGAAGGTACTGACTTGAATAAGCTGATTGCAAGACCTAACGAAATGCAAAGCCAACAAGAGTATATTGAATCTTTAGTTTCATTCCTTGAGATTACAGGTAACGCTTATTCTTACAAGTTTTGTCCTGAAGTAGGAAGAAACAAAGGAGTACCAACAAAATTATATCCTTTACCTTCACAATTTACACAAATTATCGGAAGCGGTACATTTGAGCCAATTAGTGCATATAAGCTACAAATAGGAAACCAAGAGATTGAATTTAAAGTAAACGAAGTAAACCATATTAAGTTCTTTAACCCTGACTATAATGTAAGTGGAAATCAATTATACGGAATGAGTCCGCTTATGGCTGCTTGGGAAACTGTTTCAAGTTCTAACGAAGGTACAAGAGCAAAGGCTAAAGCATTTATTAACGGTGGTGCAGCAGGTCTTTTATTTAGTGGGGATAAAGATGCAATGTTAGATGGCGAACAAATTAGTAAGATTAACCAACAAATTGACAGTAAGTTAACAGGTGCGGATAATTACAAGAGAATAGTAGCTACTAACGGTATTGTAGATTATAAGCAAATCGGAATGAGTCCAGCGGATTTAGAGATTATTAAATCAATAGGAGCGGATAGAGATACTTTATGTAGAGTGTTTGGTGTTGACCCTATTTTAATGGCTACTGATTCAGCTTCTTACAATAACAAAGAGATGGCTTACAAAGGATTGGTAACTAATACAGTTATTCCTATCTTAAATATGATTAGAGGTATGTTTAACGAGGTTGCTTTATACTATTCTTTAAGAGATGGTGTTGAATACTATATTGACTACGATGCACAAGCGTTTCCCGAAATGCAAAAGGATATGGAGAAGATTGTTGCTCAAATGAAAGAATCTTGGTGGATTACTCCTAACGAAAAAAGAGATGCAATGAACTACGATAGATTAGATGAAGCGGATATGGATAGGATTTTAGTCCCTTCAAGTTTAGTTTATCTTGATGAAATAGGAATGACACCAGGAGTATGACCGAAGAAGAAAAAAACGCTGAATTAAGGGCTTATCTTGAACTATGGGCGTATAGAAAGTTTAGGAAGGCTATGAACCAAAGTATTAATCCATTGTTAAACTCTTTAAAAGAGAGTAATTCAATAGGGTTTACTTATGCTTTACAGGCTATGCTTTACGACCCAATGCCTATAGATAACGCAATAACAGAATTTTACGAGTTTGCTTGGTGGTCTCAAAGTAGTGCTTTTGTTAGATGGGCAAACACTAATTACAATGCTGGTTTATCGGATAGAGACCCTATAGTTATTAGAGAGTTTAACGCTTACTATAATACAATAGGAGTTGAGCATAGTAAAATTATTAACGATACATCAAGGCGAAGAATAGATGAAGCATTTCAACAAGCCTTTGCTAACGATGAAACAGTAGAAGAATTCCAAAAGAGATTAGTTAGTGAAGTTCAAATGAACAAGTCAAGAGCAAGGATAATCTCAAGGACTGAAAGTGTAATGCTTTTAAATAGAGTTATGATAGAACAAGCTAAACTATTACCTTTTGAGGTCAATAAAGTTTGGGTTCACGACCATCCATTAACACCGAGAAATTGGCATTTAGCTTTAAGTGGTACAAAAAAACCTTTAATGATACCTTTTGATGTTGGTGGCATCCCGATGCAATATCCAGGTGACCCAATAGGAGGAGCAGAAAATAACATAGGTTGTAAATGTTCTTTAGTTATAGTACCAGTTTAGATAAAATAATATCATTTATAAATAATTGCTAAAAAAGTTAGTATCTTTGTACTAATCATAGTTTGGTGTTTTGGTTTTAGGGTGGGTAGGTAACTACTCACTCTTTTTTAAACACTATAAAATATATCGCTTATGAAAAATATAAGTTTCAAAAATTACGATGCTTCTATCAAAGACCTTGATGTCGAAACAGGAGTAGTTACAGGTTATTTCTCACAATTTAATTCTATTGATTTAGATGGGGATGTTATAATGCCAGGTGCATTTACAAAGACAATCGCAGAAAGAGGACCAGATTCATCAAAGCCTGAAATTGCGTACCTATGGCAACACGACACATACCGTCCTTTGGGAAAATTAATGGTATTAAGAGAAGATAACTTTGGTTTGTATTTTGAAGCTAAAATGAGCGACACAAGCTACGGTAAAGATGCTTTAAAACTTTATAGAGATGGTGTAATTACTCAACACTCTATCGGTTACCAAGTAATTAAATCACAAGAAAACACAGATATGGGAGAAGAAATTGATGCAATCTACGAAGTAAAACTTTGGGAAGGTTCAGCAGTTACTTTTGGTGCAAACCCTAATACACCTTTTACTGGCTTTAAGTCAGCAGAAGAAAGAGAAGACCGAATTAAGACTTTGGTTAAGGCTATTAAAAATGGTACTTATACTGATGAAACATTTGGTCTTATTGAATTTGAATTATTAAAACTTATTTCACTTGTTAAATCTGAAGAGCCAACTGTGGTTACTCCTGAAGATACCGAGCCGAAAGAGGACAATAAGATACAAGAAATAAAACAATTTAGAAACCTATTAAATCTTTAAAAAGATGGAAGAAATTAAAAATTTAGCAAACGATATCAACGCAAAGTTTGATGCAAATGCTAACGCTTTATTAAGCGTAAAAAACGAAGTGTCTACGATGGTAGAAAAAAGTATTGATTCAGTTAAAGCTGAAATCAAAGCAGTAAAAGATGAAATGGATAAGCAAGCAGAAGAAGTATCTCGTAAGAGTGCTGCTAAAGTATCTACCAAATCAATCGGTGAGCAAATCGCTGAAAACTTGGACAATAGTATGGCTATCGCTGAAAAAGAATTAAAATCAGCAGGTGGTTCATTTACTATGAACTTGAAAGCAGTAGGTAATATGTTATTGTCATCTAGTTTAACTGGAGATTCAGTAGCTACTTACGCTCAAAATCAAGCAATTTTACCTTCTCAAAAGTTAAACTTTAGAGATTTAATGCCGACTGTACAATCAGCTACTGGAACTTATGTAACTTACAAAGAGTCAGGTTCTGAAGGTGCTATCGCAGCGCAAACTGAAGGTGCAGCTAAAGGTCAAATCGATTACGACTTAACAGAAGTTAAGACTGTAAACGCTTACATCGCTGGTTTTGCAACTTTCTCAAAGCAAATGATGAAGTCATTACCATTTATCGAGCAAACTTTAACTCGTATGATGTTAAGAGATTTCTTCAAGGCTGAAAATGCTTCTTTCTACGCTACTGTTTCAGGTGCTGCTACTGGTTCTACAACCGTAACTGCTACTGTTGATGTAGAGGAAATTATCCAATTAATCGGTAACCAAAAGACTGCTAACTTTAACGCTTCTTATGCTTTAGTTAGTCCTACTCAAATGGCTCGTTTAATTATCTCAACTTTTAACAAAGGTTACTATGCAGGTGCAGGTGCTGTTATTCTTAACGGTGCAGGTGGTTTGACTATCTTTGGTACTCCAGTATTCGAGGCTTCTTGGGTAGCTGATGACAAAGTTTTAATCTTTGACCGTGATTATTTAGAACGTGTTGAAGTTGAAGGTTTAAATGTTACTTTCTCTTACGAGAATGGCACAAACTTTACGCAAAATTTGGTAACTGCTCGTATAGAGTGTTACGAGGCGGTAAATTTACTTTTACCTACTGCAGCCATCTTTGCGGATTTGGGTAACGTTTAGTTAAAACGCTTATAATCAACTGATTATATAACTTAAAAATGGGGCTGGTACTTAATTGTATCAGCCTTATTTTTTTTGTATATTTGGGTAAGTTATATAATTATGATAGTAATTTACAAAATCACTTCTCCAAGTGGGAAGATTTATATTGGTCAAACAACTAATTATTCTAAAAGGCATAATGCCTACAAAAATCACAAATGTAAAGGTCAGCCTAAACTATTTGCTTCGATTGAGAAATATGGTTTTATTAATCATACAATAGAAATCATTAAGGAGTGCCAGGTTGAAGATTTAAACTATTATGAACGATATTACCAAGAGTATTACGAAAGTGTCTTAGATGGTCTTAATTTGCGTTATACGGCTACTACTGATAAGAGTGGTTTTATGAGCGAGGAAACAAAAAAGAAAATGTCGGATTCAGGTAAAGGAAAGATAATAACTAAAGAATGGAGAAAGAATTTATCTATTGCAGGAATGAATAGAAGGCATACTGAAGAAGAAAAACAAAAGATAAGCAAATCACACAAAGGGAAAAAGAAAACTCCTGAACATATTGCTAAAATACAAGCTACTTTAAAAACTATGCAGATGCCTAAAAGAAGCGAAGAAACTAAACTTTTACAAAGTCTAAATAGTGGTAAAAGCAAAAAGGTAAACCAATATGATTTAGAAGGTAATTTTATTAATCAATTTAGGAGTGGTGCTGAAGCAAATAGGGAATTAGGTATTTCTGTAATGAGCATTTCTTCTTGTGCTTTAGGTAAGATTAAAACTGGCGGTGGCTTTATTTGGAAATATGAAAATTGCTAAAATTATTAGTAACTTTGTAGAATGTATAAATGTTCAGTAGACATATCGTATCAAGGCAAGAAGTATTATAGAAATAACTACTACGACCTTGTTTTAAGCGATAAGATGAAAGAATTTATCAAAGTTGGGTACTTTACTGCAATCGTAGATAAAGGCGTTACAAAAGAGTTTAAAGGCAAAATAAAGAAGAAATAATATGGCTAATATTAAAATATCAGAATTAAATCCATTATTGACCGTACAAGATGCGGATGTGATTCCAATAGTGGATAACGCAATTACCAAAAAGGTAACGGCTGAAATTCTACGAAGTTACACACAAGGTAATTCAGTTTTATTAACAGGCAATCAAACTATCGCAGGTATTAAGACCTTTACTTCACAATTAGCATCTTCGGTTGCTACTGGAACTGCGCCTTTTTCGGTTGCTTCAACAACTAAAGTAACTAACTTAAACGCTGATTTATTAGATGGTTTATCTTCTGCTGATTTCCAAGCTACTTTAAGTGGTACAGGAATCGTTAAATCTACGGCAGGAACTATTTCTTATTTAACTGATAATTCAGGTAATTGGAATACGGCATTTAATGATTCTATCGTAAGTGCTGCGGTTACAGGAACAACAACAAAAACTTTAACTCTTAATCAACAAGATGGCGGTAGTGTTACTGCTTCTTGGACTGATGATAATACAGATGCAGTTAGTTCGGTGTTCGGAAGAACAGGAGCGGTTGTAGCTACTGAAGGAGATTATTCTTTAACTCAACTTTCGGATGTAACTTTAACAAGTCCTGCGAATGGTCAAGTATTAAAATACAACGGAACTGCTTGGATAAATGGAACGGACTTAAATAGTGGTACGGTTACTTCGGTTGGAATGAGTGTACCAACAGGATTAAGTGTTGCGGGTTCTCCTATAACAACAAGTGGAACTTTGGCTTTAAGTATGGCTGCTGGTTATTCTTTGCCTACGGATGCTTCTCAATCTACTTGGAATACTGCTTATAACGAAAGAATATCAAGTGCTTCTGCTCCTTTAGCAATTAGTTCAAATGCTCTTTCTATATCACAAGCAACTGCTTCTGTTAATGGTTATTTAAGTTCAACAGATTGGACAACTTTCAACAATAAACAAACGGCAGGTAATTATATTACTGCATTAACAGGCGAGGCTTCGGCTTCAGGTCCAGGCAGTTCTTCTATAACGCTAACAAATAGCGCAGTAATAGGAAAGGTACTTACAGGCTTAAATGTTACAGGAGGTTCGGTATCAGCTACTGATTCAATCTTGGATGCTTTTGGTAAAGTACAAAATCAAATAAATAGTTTAGTAGGTGGAACAATTTACAAGGGAACTTGGGATGCTTCAACTAATACACCAACTTTAACAAGTTCGGTAGGTACACAAGGATATTATTATATTGTAAGTGTTGCAGGTTCAACAAATCTAAACGGTATTACAAGTTGGAATGTTGGAGATTGGGCAATATTTGATGGTACTGCTTGGCAAAAAGTTGATAATACTGATTCGGTTGTTTCGGTAAACGGATTAGTAGGAGCGGTTTCTTTAACTACTTCTAACATAACTGAAGGTACAAATCTTTATTATACAGAGGCAAGGGTTGATGCTAATTCTAATGTAGCTGCAAATACTGCTGCAAGACATAATGCGGTAACTTTGGGAACTGCAAATGGTTTATCTTTATCTACTCAAGCATTATCTTTAGCTTTAGCAAGTGGTTCAACAACTGGTGCTTTAAGTTCTACGGATTGGACTACATTTAATAACAAGCAAAACGCTTTAACAAATCCTATTACAGGCACAGGAACTACTAATTACTTACCAAAGTTTACAGGAGCAAGTGCTTTAGGAAATTCTTTGGTTTACGATAGTGGAACTGCAATAGGTATAGGAACTGCAACTCCAACTTCAAAATTAAATGTTATTGGAGATATTCATATTGGAGATTACGGAACTGATGCTGCAAGAGTTTTAGATTTAAGAACTAATAATTCTTTATTTACTATTACAACTGATGGTACTGCTGGTGGATTAGGAACAACAATTTCGTATTCTTGGGCAAATGGTGGTCAAGGACCGTTAAAGTTTAATAACGCTGCTGGAGAAGTAATGAGATTATCTGCAGGTGGAAATTGTTTAATCGGCACAACGACAGATTCGGGCTACAAGTTAGTTGTTAATGGAGATACTCTTATAAATAATAAAATAATTAGTTTATCAAATACCGATACAAGTGGTAATTCAGGTTTTGTTTCAAAATTTACAAGTGTTAATGCAAATAGTAGGTCTTGGAAAATGACTTCGGATGTTGATGATTATGGAGATTTTGTTCTTGGAATATCAACAACACAAAGTGGGAATACTTATTCTAATGTTTTAAGAATTGATAGAGATAAAGCAGCAACTTTTTCTTCTTCGGTAACGGCTACACAAGCAACATTAAAAGCAAATAATGTATTTAATCAGGATGGGGATGGTCAAATAACTATTAGAGGTGCAAGTGTTCCCGAGAAAGTGTTACTAATTGGTTTTGATACCACATCAAATTATAGTTATTTACAATCAATATGGCAAGGAAATAGTGCAAAGCCATTAGTATTACAACCTTTTTCAGGTAATGTTTTAATTAGCACAAACACAGATATTGCATCTTCTAAATTAACAATAGAATCAACAACACAAGGGGTTTTAGTTCCGAGAATGACAACAACACAAATAAATGCTATTGGTTCGCCTGCAAATGGTTTAATTGCTTACAACACTACTTTAGCAGTTTTATGTTTTTATGATGGAAGTGGATGGCGTAAAGTTTCGCATTCATCTATGTAATTACTATCTTTGAATTATGAACAACGAACAAATATATTCGATAGTAGGTCAAGGACTTGATATCGCAACACAAAAAGGAGTATTTAATTTAAGTGATGCAAAAGTTATTGCTGATGCTTTGATTGAACTTAAAAAAGTTTTAACAATACAAGAACCTATAATAGAAGATGATAAATAGTGAATTTCAAATTGAAATTGTAACCGATTTAACAACCGAGCCTGTTACCTTACAAGAGGCTAAAGACTATATGCGTATTTCTTCGGATTCGGAGAATGACTTAATAGAAGAACTAATAACTTCAGCAAGGGAGCGAATAGAGAAGTTTACAGGACTATCTTTAGGAGAAAAAACCTTAAGGGCTTATTGGTTTTACTTTCACATTCCACAGGAGATTCCTTATGGTCCAGTTACCTTAATTGATTCGGTTGTAAATGATGATGATGTAGCTTTGGAATATACTGCTCGTGGATTGCAATATAAGATGCTTGAGGCTTATTCTACCGTTGGTTTGACAATAGAGTACGAGGCAGGCTTTGCAGTCGCTCCTAAGGGCTTAAAATTAGCCATTTTAAAACAAGTGTCTACTGATTACGAGAATAGGGAAAATTACTCTATTTACGACCAAGCTTACGAGTTAAGTTCGGATGCTAAAAGACAAGCACAACCATATTGCAGAAACACTTTATTTGGTATCTAATGAAGGCAGGAGTTTTAAGGAATCAAATCGCAATACAAACTTTACAGACTGGCGCAGATGGTACAGGTGGTTACTTTGGTACATTTGTAGACCAAAAGGTAGTTTGGGCAAAGATTAGAGCAAAACAAGGCTTTAGAAATTTAGAAGATGGTAAAATATCTTTAGACAATATCTACGAGTTTACTATTCGTTATGATGACTATCCTAATTTATCTCAAATCAATAAAATAGTTTACAATAGTGGCGAGTATATTATAAAAGCATTCCAAGTAACTGATGAGCGTAAAAAAGAAATAGTTATTATGACTACTTTAGGAAGACTAATTGACCCTACTATTTTCTTAATTACCGAGTTCTACGAATTTTTAATGACTGAAGATAACAAGTTTATTGTTGTATAATGGCTTTAATAGGATTAGATAGTGTTTTAAAGAAGTTTGATAAGTTGCCTGAAAGAGTAGTTACTTTAACTAAAGCTGCAGTAACTCGAAATACTAATGAAATTTATGCTGAAGCAGTTTCAAGAGTACCAAAAAAACTAAATAAATTATCAGCAAGTGGTAAAAAGAATATTACAGACCTTACTGGTACTGTTAGTTTTGGTGGAAGTGGTGTAGATTATGCTCCTTATGTAGAGTTTGGTACAGGTCAATTTGCTAAATCTTATTTATCAAGTATGCCTAATGAAATTAAATCTTATGCTATGACTTTTTATGTAAATGGACAAGGTAGAGTACCTGCACAACCATTCTTAATACCAGCTTTTTTAAAATACAGGAAAGAATTTATTAAAGATATGAAAGATATTGCTAAAATTATTAGTAAATAAATCGTAAATTTGTGGAATGAAAGATGTCGGAGAACTTATAAGACAAAAACTTTACGAAAGGTTAAGCGGTGCAATCGTTATAGACCTACAAGAAGTACCTGTATTTGATTCGGCATCAGTATTAGCAGCAGCGACTGAACCATATATTTTACTTTCTACCTTTGTTTCTACGGAATTAGGAGAAGGTAGTAAACAAGCATATGGTCAAGAAGTAAGTGTTTTAATTGAAGTAGGTACGAGGTTTGATAACTCTTTTGGTGGTAAGTTACTATCAGATAGAATATCAAATGAAGTAATGGAGTTGGTTAGAACAAGGCAAGATGGGTATTTAGATTTATTACCTGATTGGTATGTAATCAGAACACTAATGGAGAGTACGAATACAATAGAGCAACTAATAGATACAGGGCTTTTAGTGAGGAGATTAATAAGATTTACTTTTAAATTACAACAAGGAATATGAGTGTTTTAAACGGTTCGGATATTTTACTTTACGATGCAGATTCAAATTTCCCTTTGATGTGTCAAACGAATGTAACTATAACATTAAACGATGCTATGATAGATGCTACTTGTAAGCAATCAGCAGGTTATTCGGTAGCATTACCAGGTTTAAGAGATTTTGCTTTTACGGCTGATGCTTTGGTTGATTTTAATGAAGGAGTTTCAGACACAGGAATAACTACTTTGTTTGCTGCTTACGATGCAAGAACACCTATTAACATACTAATATCTAATCCTGTAATACCACAAGGTTATTATACAGGCTTAACATATATTGATAGTATAGAAGTAAACGCTCCAATGGAAGATGTGGTATCTTATACTGTTTCTTTTAGCGGAACTTACACAATAACAGATTAATTAACTTTAAAATAAAATAATATGGCAGTTTACAACGGCACAGCGCAAATCTTAAAAATGGATGGTACGCAATTAGCAGAATTAACCAATGTTACTATGTCAATGAATCAGGATGTATTCGAAACAACTTCTAAAGAAAGTTTAGGTTGGAAAGAGATTATGCCAGGATTAAGAGACATTACTTATTCAGCAGAAGGTCTTGCAGACTTTGTTGCAACGAATAAAGATTTAGCTGATATTTTTACAGTATACAATAATAGAACTTTGGTTGCTATTGTTTGGACTGATAATAATGTAGGTGATAAATCAGTTTCACAAAGTGCTTACATTACTTCTTGCGAAGTTTCAGCACCTATGGAAGATGTAACTACTTACTCTATTGAGTTTGCAGGTACAGGCGCACCTACATTCGCTACAATCGTATAATTAAAAACACAAACTATGACAGGAATAATAGAAATTACTCTCAATGGAGAAGTAAAGCAGTTGAAATTTGGTAATTACGCTTTAGAGAAGTATACTAAATTGACTGGAGTTGATATAGGTAATTTAAAACAACTTGATGATAATTATAGCCAGTTAGATATGACTGCAGATATAATTTATTGTGGGTTATTTGGTGCTTATCGTTCAAACAAAAAGGTAGTAGATTTTACTTTAGAAGATATCCAAAGTTGGGTAGATTCTATGGGTTATGCTGACCAGCTAACAGTGATAAAAGAGTTTATGTCTTGTGTAGTCTTAATGACTGAACAAATGTTAAATGCGTTTAAAGCAATGAGTGAAGGTGAAGCAGAAAAAAAAAAGTAACTTGGAATGATGTATTAGACAACGCAATTATCAATTTGGGATTAATGCCAAATGATTTTTGGGAAATGACTTTTGTAGATTATGTTAGGTATATAATTTATTGTGCTAAAAAGGATGCTAATGAGTGGGATAAAACAAGAGTATTAATGAGTTATATACTTAACACACAAGTAGAAAAAAAACACCAAAAGAAACCAAAAGATATTATTCCATTATGGACTGATAAGTATAGGATACTTCAAAAAAAGCCAGTTAAGCTACCAACTAAAGAAAAAAAAGAAGAATTACTAAACACATTGAGTAATAATGGAAGAAACGATAATAGTTAAACTCGAAGCCGAAATTGGTGATTTAAAAAACCAATTAAACGCAGCTCAAAGTGAATTAAAAAGGTTCGGAGTTGGTGTAGAGCAACAAATAGGTGCTATTACATTAAACTCTTTAAACTCACAACTTGTACAATTACAAAGACAATTAAGTACCGTTGATGTAGGTTCTGCTGCATTTAAAAATATTGGTGCTGAAATAACCGCCGTAGAAAGTAAAGTTAATTCTGCTTTAACATCTATTAGTGCCAATGCTAATAGGTCAAAAAGCGGTTTTAATGGTCTACAAAATTCAGTCAATCAACTTTCAAGAGAATTACCAGCATTTGCAATAAATGCTAATATTGGATTTTTAGCTATTTCCAATAACTTACCTATATTATTTGATGAAATTAAAAGAGTTACTGCTGCTAATAAAGAATTAATTGCGGCTAATAAACCAGCTGCTTCTGTATTTAGTCAATTAGGTGGTGCTTTATTTTCTTGGCAAACTGCTTTAAGTCTTGGTGTTACATTACTAACTATTTACGGTGGTAAGATAGTTGAGATGATAAGTAAAATGACTGCTGGTAAAGAAACTATATCAAGTGCTAAATTAGAATTAGATGCTTTAAATGCAACTTATGCCGATAAAGCAATTAAAGGAGCAATAAGTGATATAGTATTATTAAAATCATCATTAGATACTGCAAGTCAAAGCGTACAAGGGAAAAAACAATTTGTTGAACAATACAATAAAACCATAGGTACTGTTACAGGAACTGTAAAAACATTTAAAGAAGCAGAACAAGGTTTAATAAATAACACTGGTGCTTATGTAAATGCAATGATTGCAAGAGCAACTGCAACAAAATTAGCAGATAAAGCTGGTGAAATTTCTATGCAAATAGAAGAGAAAAAAACTGAACACGCAAAACAAAATGCACAAGACCAAATTGATTTACAAAAAGAATATTCTGATAAATATACAAAACTATTATATAAAGGTAGCTTAGAGCTTAAAAATGCTTACGGTAACGAGGCTAATTATGTAAAAGCTATGGTTGCTGAAAAAAAGGCAATTACACATGAAGCACAACAAGAAGAATTAGCTGATTTACAAAAACAGTACGAAAGCTTAACTAATTTAACAAAAAAATACTACGGTAAATCAGGACAAATAACTCCTTATGTAGCACCTAAAGCAACACCAAAAGCTAAAAGAGAAAGAGTAGGTGGTTCATCTTTATTGACTACAATGGATGATTTAACTGATGCTAAAGCTGGAATTGCTGCTGATAATTTAGCTACTTTTAATGCTGAAGTAGAAAGGTTAAGTAAAAATATTGATGCTGTTAAAGGTTCTTATAATGGTTTAGTTTCAGATTCAGCTATTGAGGCATTCAATGAAAATTTACAAATTACAATATCTTTATTAGGGCAGGCTTTAACAAGTTCTTTTGATGCTGCTTTAGATAGTGGTAAAAACTTTTTTCAAGCTATGGGAGAAGCATTATTACAATTAGCTAAAAAATTAATTATTGCTGCTACTGCTGCTGCTATATTAAGTGTTCTTTTAGCTCCTTTTGGTTTAGGAAATGCAGCTACTTTTGCTCCAATATTTAAAACATTATCAGGTGGTTTAGATTTTAGCCAAGGTAGCGTTAGTGGTTCGCAAATAGCAATGCCTACTAATACACTTGGTCAAGGTGGCTATCAAATAGACATAATGGGCGACAAAATGAGATTACTATTAGACAACAACGCAGTTAAAAATTCGAGGGTGGTATAATGGCTTACAATCATATTTATAATCTACAATTCAAAGGATTAGACCAAGTAGAAACTGATTTGTATTATCAAGTAAAGTTTGAGAAATACGATGATACTGTAATAGATTATGATATTATAGAATTAACTCCAGCACAAGATTCTCCTTTTGTTTTAAATTATAAAGCCACAGAAGATAATATTTTTTCTCCTATTCGTTCTTCATTTGCGGATATTAAATGCTTTATTCCTTATAATTCTACGATTCAGCCATACGATTTTTATTATGAAACTGATGAGTTTACTTTAAGAGTAAGTTTATACGAAACTAATGGAGTAACTGAAACTTTAAAATGGAGAGGTTTTCTTTTGCCTGATGTTATACAATACGAATGGCAGGAGCAATACTATCTTCAGCTTACGGCTACTGATAACCTTGCAGTTTTAAAGGATATTAAATACACTAAAGAAAACTTTTATTCATTATACCTTGACACTTCGGTAACTGATGGTATTTCAGTAAAGGATTACATTTGTAAATTATTAAGTAAAACTAATAGTGAATTGGATGTAGCTATTTTTTCTAAATTTAATATTAGTGGTAATCTTTATCAATTAGAAGACTTAAAAATGTCGGATTATACTGGTGTTGATTGGTCTACATTTGAGCCAAAGGATTGCTATTTTCTTTTAACTTCTTTAATGCATTCTTTAGGATGTATGCTATATCAATCTAATGCTAATGCTACTTGGTATATAATATCTATAAATGATGTTGCGGTAGCTGATTTAATTACTGATGGAAGTTTTAGTATAGATGGTAGTATTTTTGGTCAGCCTTACGAATATTGGACTATTACAGGCGATGTAATTAATAGTGAAACAGGTGGTATTAATGGTAGTCAATGTCCAAGAATTAGAGGCGATAATACTGCTAATGTTTTACAAACTATTTCTATTAGTAATATAGATTATATTGTAGGATTTTGGGCGCAGAATGATAATAATATTTCTCCTCCAGCTTTTGTAAGAGTTGAAATTAATGGAACAGAAGTTTATTCTACTGCTATTGCAAATGGATTTAATTATTATGAATTTGAATACCCTTCAAGTATAAGTGGTTCATATGATTTACAATTCTTTAATAATAACGATGATTCTGCTGGTTATATGTCTTTGGATAATGTAACTTTTAAAGCTAAATATATTGATGGTAAATTATATGATATTGATGCGGTTTTTATTGATGATACTACATATTATGTTTATTCAAGCATAGGTAATCAAGGTAGTGTTATTTGGTCTGATGTAAATCAAGTAGTTACTTTAAATAGAAGATTAACCAATGTTCAGTTTAAATATCCATACTACGAAAGAAATTTGGTTGATAACTTTGGTTTTTGGAAAGGCTTTGCTCCTATTAGTGGTATTCCATTTGACTGGGATAATCAAGGTGGACTTGTTACAAGCAATGTTACAAATGCTACAAATGTTCCTTTTGATGCTGGTGCTATTGATATTCTACAAGAAGAAATAAATACGGGGGCTTTAAATTTAGATGATTATTTATATACAAATATGAATTTATCTAATTTTACAAGTGATTATCCTAATCTTACTGCCGTAAAAATTGAATGTGCAGTTAAGTTTTCTGCAACACATCAAGATAACGATGGTATTAATATAGCTTTTATTAAAACACAAGCAGGAAACCCAAGTGTATTTGGTTCGAGGTATTTGAATTGGACTGGAGTATGGGCAACAGAACCAGCATCTCCATTTTTTGATGCACCTTCAAGGATTCCAATTTTTATGGATGAGCAAAATAAATGGATGAAGTTTAAATGCTATTCTAAATTTGACACTAAAAATGTTACAGGAGTATCAGGTTCACAAACAGGAACTTTAGTTATTAGACCACAAAGAAGTGTTGCTTTAAATGCTGGGAATAGTGTTATGATGGATAACTTTAAAGTTAGTGTTATTCCACAAGCGTATCAATACACTAAAGGTTTTATTTATAATGCTACTAATGTAAGCAATACTACAAGTTATACAAAGCCTTTTATTAATGTTTACAAATTAGATAAATGCCAATTTCACGGTGGTATTAGCGGAGATTATCAATCACAAATAATTGAAGATTTTATTGGTTACATTCCACCTGAAGGAGTTTATATTGAAAGTTCGGATAATTGGTCAAGGACTTGGGAATCTTCAGAGAATAGCAGACCTTTAGAAGAAATAATAACAAAATCAATTTTATCTTTTTATCAAGCTACTTGGCAGAAATTTACAGGTAATGTTTATGGTAAAGAAATAAACTTTGGTCAAGTATTTACTATTGCTTTAGCACAAGGTTTACACTTTATGCACGAGGCATCATTTGACTATGTATCAAATAAAACTAATATAACTACGCACCAAAGCCAAACTGATAGATTAGAAAGTGGATTTAGGTCTTGGGCGGTTACTGAAGATGATATGTCGGCAGGACAAGGCGAACCAGGAAGCACCACTTCAAATATACAAGATGTTGAAAGTTTAATTACACCTGGAGAATAATGAATGAGTTGAAAGAAATAAATGACCAATTAAAAACATTATCAATTAATGTTGAAATGATTAGCCAAGCTATCACAGGCTCAAAGCTAAATAGAAATGGTATTCTTCAGAGATTAGAAACAATCGAAGGTGCTTTAGAAGAAACTGATTCAAGGGTTCAAGAAGTGCGAGATTATAACACAGGCATAAATTGGGCAATAAGAATAGGTGCTTTTATACTTACGATAACAGGTATAACTTTTATTAAAGAGTTTTTATGGCACAAATAGAAGAAGGCGAAAATATGCAAACAACTTTTTTAAGCAAGTTAAAGGAGCAGTCCTTTACAATTATTTTAATGATAGCTGGGTTATATTATCAAAATATGATATTTAACGAGCAATTAGAACGGTATACAACTTTGGTAAACCAAAAACAACTGTATATTGATAAAATAGTAGAAGATGAAAGAACAAGATTTATTGCAAGGGAGCAGTATTTAATGCAACAAAGAGATTCATTTATAGAAATGTTAAAGGAAAAAAGAGATGCAAATCAGTAACGAAGGTTTAAAATTATTAGCACAATTAGAAGGTGTTAAATTAGATGCTTACCAGTGCAGTGCTTTAGTATGGACTATTGGTATAGGTTCGACTAAATACGCTAACGGACAACCTGTAAAAAAAGGCGATAAATTAGCAAGTAAAGATGAAGCGTTTAAATTGTTTGTAGACACTTCTGCGCAGTACGCTAATTGCGTTTCTAAATATGTATTAAGACCATTAAAACAAAATGAGTTTGATGCTTTATTTTGTCTTTGTTATAATATAGGTTGTGGAGCGTTTGCAAAGTCTTCTTTGGTTAAGTTTATCAACGGTGGGCAAACTATTGAAAAAATTAAAGTTGGTTTCTTGATGTGGACTAAAGCAGGAGGTGTAGTAAATAAAGGTTTATTAAATAGAAGATTAGCTGAATACAACGAATATGCTAAAATTGCGTAACACACTTTCAACTGTATTTGGAGCGATTGTAGCTATTGCAAATGCTTGGGTGACTATTGACTGGGATAATTTTATTTGGTCTTTTAATACTTGTATTAAGCTATTCTTATCGGCTTTGATTGCTTTGGGTGGTTATATGACTACTATAAATCGTAAGCCTTTGAATAAAAGATAAATAATAACTAATTTCGAGAAAAAAACTATGCACCGACCAAGACTTTCAGAAACCGAGTTTAACCAATATCAGTTAAAAAAGCTAACGGATAAAAGAACTTACAAGTTATTTGTATTTTCCGACCCTCACGGTTGGTTAGCAGACCTTAAATGTTTGCGAGTAATCAATAACATCCTCCAACACAATAAGTTTGATGAAGTCTGTATTAATGGAGATATAGTAGACTTACCTTTTGTTTCTAAACATACCAATAAATTATTTATGGAAGGTATCTTAAACGGCTACAACGAAGTAGAAGAGTTCAAATACACCGAAGAACAAATCCTAAAGCCTTTAAGATTAAGTACTGATGCAAAGATTACTATAAGAACTGGCAATCACGATGAGCGAGTTACAAAGCCATTTTTATTATCCAAAGGGCAACTTGCAAGATTAG